TTCATGTTCACTTCGCGCGTCTTTTGCGTGTGTTGACTGAAGCGGCGTGCTGCTTGGTGCTTGTTGACGTGCATGCGTTTCTTCATTTGGTTTGCTCCAATAAAAAAGGGGATCGGCCGTTGTTGGCCGTCCCCATTGTGCAGAAGTTATCCCCACTTGTGGGGGTAACTTCGTCTCGTAGGCGGGATCGCCTCGTGTGACTTGTCCGGCCGGTAGGTGGGGCAAGTCGGGACCATTGATTCCTTGTCCTCAAATGGTCCCATTGACAGGCCCTAGCGGGGCTTCTTCGGCTCCGCGGGCTGTCCTTGGGGGGGTTGTAGGGGCAGCTGCTCCTGCTCCTGGGCTGGTAGGCCGTAGGCGGCCTTGAGCTCGGCATCGAGCTCGGCCAGGGCGGCGAGGTAGACCGTGGCCGGCATGCGTTGCTCGTGTTTCTTGATGGTGTCGATGTCTCGCAGGATTGCGACAGCTTTTCGGCTCATGTTGTTCACTCCTTCGTCAGTACGTCTTTGGCGCGCACGAGTAGGCGCGGGCTGTTGTTCGTGAATTCGCCGGTGTCTTCGTCGTAGCTGGCGAGGGTCCAGAGCTCGAAGTCATCCGGGTTTGTGTTCATCGGGTTGTCTTGTGCTTGTCGGTTTACCTCTTGCGTGAAGCTCCTGATGGCGAGTCCCGGTGTCGGGACGACGAATGGCTTCGCGAAGGCGTTCATTGCGGAGTCGCGGACTGCGACGACGATTTGTAGTGGCATGTGGTGTTTCTCCTGTTACGCCGGTTTGGCGCTTTCGGACTGTACCACGGTTACCTTGATGGGTTCTGGTGCGGTTGGTTGCGGCTTCAGTAGGCCCAGCTTCTGTGCTTCGTCGCGGTTCTTGTCGTCGTCTAGGAATGCCATGAGCTGCTGCGGGTCGTTGTTGAAGCGTGCGCGTGTCTCTGGCGGGATCTGATAGAACGCTTCGTCCGCTGCCAGGATGGCATTTAGTGCGGTTTGGTAGTCGGTGACGTTTGTGAAGTCGCCGACGAGTGGCGCGCGGTAGTTGTCGGGCAGTTCGCCCGTTAGCCCGAAGCGTCGGACGATTTCGTTAATGTCGCATTCGTCCTTGAATTGCTGTTGTGTGTGGCCCGGGTCGCCGGTGCAGTCAAGGCCGGTGTTGTGGCTGTGCTCGTCGGCGTCGTAGTTGTAGCCGGTGCGGAATTCGATTACGGTCTTCATGGTGTTACCTTCCGATTAGTGAGCGTGCGGAGTTCGCTCCTTGCAGGAGCATGAGGATGGTTTTTAGCGCCGGATTGGTGTCGCCTAGCTTGGTCCACCAGTCGGCGTTGGCTTTCGCTTCTGGGATGCCCATTTGCGTTAGCGTGGAGCGTGCTTTGCGTTCGGCGACGTCGCTGGCCCATGTCGCTTGGTCGCGGTCTAGCGTTAGGCCTTTGTGTGCGCTGTCGTAGGCTTCGCCGACTACTCGTGAGCTCCAGACTTCGTCTAGGTATTTGATGCGCTGCACTACTTCTGCGATGTGTTGCGCGTTTAGGCTGGAGCCAGTTTCGAGGCTGCGGATTGCGGCCTCTTTGGCGCTTGTGTTGAGATGTTGATCTAGCGTTTCGCTGATGATCTGCGCCGTTTGGGCTTTGACTTGTGCGATCTGGGCGTCACTCATTTTGAGTTGTTGGATGCCTGAAAGCGTGGTCATTGCTTGTTGTGCGCTGCTGACTCCTTGTGATACGGGGTTTTCGACACGTGTGATTGAGCCGGCGGGCGTGCTGGCTCCGTTTCCGCCTGTGGCGCTGAGGATTGGATTTAGGCCGGCGGCTTGTAGGTCTTTCACCTCGCGTTGGTGTGCGGTGCTGCTCATGCGCTCCTGAAATGCCATTTGGTCTTGGCTCAGTTGCACATTTTGGCGGTTGGCGTCTTCTTGGGCCATGCTTCCGCCGACCATTCCGCCTAGTGCTCCGCCTAGGCCGAGTCCTTGCATGGCTGTTAGGCCGAGTCCTGGTGCGAGCATGTTGCCTAGGATTGCTCCGCCTACTGGTAGTAGGTTTGAAAAGAAGCTCATGTTGTTTCCTTAGAAATGGTCGATCAGCCCCGGGACGCTGTAGAGCGGTAGCGGTCTGGACACTTGCATGTCGAAGAAACTGTCAAAGATGAATTGGCCGTTTGTGACGTTGGCGGCCAGGATGCGGTTTACGGGCGGCGTTTCTTCTATGAAGGTTTGGCCGAGTGTTGGCAAGCTGGTGAATTTCTGCGCCAGGTGCCAGGCGTCTAGCGTGCCGGCGGTGGTGCTTCTGAAGAGTCCGGTGATCTTGGACGGGCTGTATCGCAGTTCGGCCCATCTTTCTTGGTATCCGAACACGTTGTTGTCGTTGGCGGTGCCGTCGCAGTAGATTTCCTTGTTGAGGATGGATTGCTCTCCGAGCATTGCAAATGCAGGGAAATAGTAATCGTAGCGAGTGCTCCTAAGCCACATCTTACGAATACCTTGCTGATACGTGAGGTCCGCCCGGATATTGACAATTCCGATGATATGTCCGTGTTCGGTGAAACTCTGCGAAAAGCCGTGGCGATTCGCAACCGCAGTCCCGATTGCGGCGAGTGTGCCGATTGGGGTTGAGCCTCCGGTGATGTTGCTGGCGCTGGTTTGTGCGATAGGGCTGATGTTGATTGGCGTGGTGCCTCCGCCGAGGTATTCGGGCCGCTGGAGTCGTGCGTCGGGGCTGATGACTCCGAAATGTGAGCGGATGATTTCGGTGTAGCGTGTTCCACCTCGTGCGTCCCTTTCGAGTAGCTTTTGGATTTGGAAGCTTTGGCGCAGCTGGTTGATCGTGGAGCTGGTGGCCGTGCTGAGGTCGGCATAAAGGTTGGTTGGGTAGACCTGGGCGGCCTGTGCGCCTGCGCCTAGTGCGGTGAAGCCTAGTGCGCCGTTGTTGAAGCTGGCGGTGATGTTGGCGCCGGTTGCGCCCCCTGCCGTGTTGAGGAATTGGATCCCGCTTTGTGCGCCGGTGACGAGGGCGGTGGCGTTGGTTTTGACCGTTGCTTGTCCGCTGATCGGGATGCTAATCGAGGTAGTGCCTTTTTGGACCCACGGCAGCGCGCTTGTGAAGTAATCGTGTCGCTTGCCTCTGCGTTTGAGTACGTAGTCGGTGAGGGTATCGGGTCCGTCTCCCATGTTGACGTGTTGCGGTGGCACGAGGTTTTCGTCGCGGAACCATTCGTTGTAGATGAGGTTATAGGCGCGGAAAGGCAGTGCGTTTGCGGTGATGGCGTTTCCTGCTCCGACCTGGCCGACGGTTGGGAGTCCGAAGTAGTCGAAGATGCTGCCGACGACGAAACCCCCATTTGCGCTTACCTGTTGCGGGATGGTGTATGCGATGGTGTCGCCGGGGTTTTTCTGTTCCCCCATAAATTTGACCCAGTTTGTCCATACGAGTCGGTTCGGCACGAAGAAAAAGAAGCTTTCCAAGTGCAGGTTGTCCATGATCGGGAAAATCGGTGTGCTCATGCGGGCATATGCGGTCATCTTGACTTTGAAGGTATCGCCCGGCAGTACTTCCTCGCAGAAGATTGGAACCAGATAACCCGCGTCAAAGGTGGTTTTGTGGGTGGTCTGGATATTGAATGCGGCTCGCGGAATCTCGGCCCTCGGCACCATTGCGAATTGGTGTACGTTCACGGACCTATTGTGGAAACTCATATTGATCGCTCCTTATTGCGATATCGGGCTTTGGTTACGGTCTCCCGGACGGCCAGGCGGTCCGGGGTTTGCTCGGCCTGGTGCTGCGCGGCTATGGCCTTGCGGGCCTGTTTGAGCTGCTCCAGCTGCTCGGCGTTGCGGGCTTTGAGTAGGCGGTCGTAGTATTTCGGGACTGGTAGTTTCTTTCCTTTCATGATTGCGTAGTCGTGGGTGTGGAAGTCGGCTCTGTAGGTGCTATACCATGCTTTGCCTACTCCTTTTGACATTGCGGAGTATTCTGGGTCTCGTTCGAGTACTTCTCCGTCTTCTGTGACTAGGTCGTAGCTGGCGGTTGCGCCGAGTTGTTTCTTTAGGATGTATCCGGCGACATACGCCGCTGTACCCGGTGTAAGGTCTTGGACCGTGACGTTTCCTTTCTGCCAGTAGTTGCGCAGTTCTTTGGAATCGTAGGTGAGATGACCGGATGCGGATTTACCGATTGGCACCCGGTCACGAAAGTTGTAGTTGAAGATTGCGGCATGGTAGTGTGGCCGTTGGGTTGTTTCTCCGTATTCTCCGCACATGTAGTACCGTAGTTCGGCTTTGGTGTGCCACCTCATTCGCTTGGCGAATTGCTGGAAGTGTTCGTGTGCCAGCGAGTTGTTTACGGGCAGTGTCTCGTCGCTATAGGTCAGCGTGATGAAACAGTTGTTGTCCCGGTAGGTGGCTGCCTCGTGCATTATGCGGAGCGTCCAATCTGACGCTCGTCTTATTCTGCAGCCTATGCATCGTCCGCAGGGTAGGGCGATGCGTTCGTATTGGGCGCTTGGTTTGCGCCCTATTATGTCGGTGTGTTTGTGTGCGGTTCGCTCGAAGATCACCCCATTCGGCGTTTTTAGTGCCGGGATGGGGTGATAGCA